CTGCTACCGATGGCGACTTTTTAATTGCAGATACTTCTGATGGTGCTTGGACTCTTACACTACCACCTTCTCCTTCAGTTGGTAAGTTTGTTACAATATTCGATGGTGGATCTTGGTCAACAACACCTCTACTTATTAATCCAAATGGCTCTACTATTGATGGATCTGGTGCAAGTATAAATCTTGACATATCAAATATGAGAGTGGATTTTGTTTATAATGGCTCTACTTGGAAAGTTTATAAACCAGTAACAGAACAATATGTTACTGATAGACTTGCTGCATTTGAAGACGATGTTATAACATATGCAATTGCTTTAGGTTAAAATTATTATAAATAGAAGTATAATACTAACAGGATTTAACTAATCACATGTCGTCATTCACAAATGTTTCTGAAGCAGATATTGGTACTACACCAGTAACGCTGTATACAGCATCTCAGAAGACTGTGCTTATTGGTTGTAATATGTCAAATACTATTAACCAAATTACTCCAGTTAGTCTTATCTTAAATGATGGTGTGAATGATATTTATGTAAAAAAGAATTTTAGAATAGAAGCTGGTTTTAGTGATGAAGTAATGAAAGGCAACAAAATCGTATTAAAAGTAGGAGATTCAATAAAGGCTGTTGCTGGAATTGCATCTTCAGTTGACATAGTTTTATCACTACTTACTGGAGTTAATTGATGGCTGGTATCGAAGGAGCTGATTCTTTTCCGGAAGGAAATGATGTCGCAAATAAAACATTTTACGGATTTAGACTAAACCCCGATAACGGTGGATTAGATGTTGAAATGATTGACGATGATACTATGCCAATTCAACTCCCAAACTTGCAAGATGGAATCATAGATAAATATTCTTATAAACATTGGGTTTGGTCACAAAATGCTCTTCAATTCCAATGGAGCAATAATGGACATTTACAGGTTAAAATAGTATGACACAATTAATAGATTTAGGTAAATTAAGATTCCATTTCGCTGGTGATTGGGCTTCTGGCACTCAGTACGAATCCAATGACATTGTAAAATACGGTGGTAACGTATACGTTTATACGTATGCATTAAAATCCGCTGGTGTTTTACCTACCAATACAACGCATTGGGCTCTGATGGTTGAAGGTTTTAAGTTTAAAGGTGTGTACAGTTCTGGAACCGCCTATAAAGTAGGCGATGGTATAGCTTACGGTGGTAAGGTATATATTTCTATTCTGGACAGTACAAACCAGACACCTCCCAATGCAACATACTGGAGTTTATTTGCTGACGGTATTCAATATGAAGGTGTTTTTTCTTCAGGAACCTCTTATCAAAAAAACGATGTAGTTACATATGGTGGTCAGGTATACATCGCAAAGCTAGACACTTCTGGCAACAACCCCACCAATGCTACTTATTGGGATAAGTTTGTAGATGGTGTATCTCCTAAATCTGTTTATAACAACGGTACCGCATATGTTCCCAATGATTTAGTTGCATATGGCGCCAACATATATCGTGCAAAATCTAACACAACAGGCAACCTTCCCACCAATGGTACTTTCTGGGAAATTTTTGTCTCTGGTTTTGTATATCAAGCTGATTGGTCTTCTGCCACACTGTATTATATCGGACAAGTTGTTAGTTATGGTGGATCATTATTTCAGGCTATTACAGACAACACCAACGTCAATCCAACTACAACGGCAACATGGAGCAAGATATTATCTGGTTTTAAGTTTAAAGGTGAGTGGAGCACTACAACTTCATATGGAATTGATGAAGTTGTAGTGTATGGGGGAAACACTTTTATATCTCTCATACCACATGCATCAGTAACTTTCGCTACCGATCTTGCAGCCAACAAGTGGCAAAAATTTAATAGTGGTGTTTTTTGGAAAGGTAACTGGACCACCAGTACATTTTTTAAAGTTGGCGACATTGTAAAAAGTGGTGGTTCAGCTTATATTGCTAAGATCGACCATACGTCAAATGCTACAGCATTTAACACTGATTATGGTGGAATACTTGCAGGTGTGGCAATTTCTGGTACTGCTGGTGAATTCACCTGCAATGCGGCTAACCTGATAGTTGGTGACACTGTAACAATTACTGGTACTCTTGGTGGCACTGGAACAATTACTGGTTATACTACCGGTACTTCTTATAAAGTCTCTTCTGTTACTGGTTCGGCTGGTGCTGTTACTGGATTTACTCTTCAGACAACATTAAACGTTGCGATTGCTACAACCGCAGGTACACCAACAGGCCTAACCTATACTGTGGCGCCTAAGTGGGAAGAATTTGCAATAGGAGGAGCGGATGTTATTCCTGCATTTGATGGAGACAATGTAGGTCAATCATTGTCTGCTTTATCCAATGGATCGGACTACGGTTGGCTTGGTGCAACTGCATCAGATAAAGTATTTTATGTAGCTCCTCATGGGCAGGATATTGCAACAGCTGGTAGAAACTTGTCAATTCCTTTCCTTACTATCAAATACGCTTGTGAACAGTCTGGCCCTAATGCTACAATCTTTGTTAAGACTGGTACCTTTACTGAACAATTACCAATCATTGTTCCTGCAAATACTGCTATCGTTGGCGATAACCAACGTACAACTATTATTCAGCCAGCCGCAGGGTATGAAACAGGAACAATGTTTAAGTTGTCTAACGGTTCTATTTTGAATAAGATGACATTCAAAGGTATGACTGGTTGGGTTCCTGGTGCAACTCCTGCAGATATCACAACGTCAACTCCTGCTGGTATTGCTGTTGCATTCAACGAAGCATCTCCAGTTACTACGAAATCTCCATATGTACTTGAATGTTCATTCATTGGCGTTGGTGGTATTGGTGTATACGTTAACGGTAGTGCTCATGCTTCTGGTAACAAAAGTATGATCTTCCATGGTTACACCATTATATCAGATAATGGTGTAGGTTACTGGGTTGACAATGGGGGATTAGCAGAACTAGTTTCTAACTTCACATACTACTGCACCTTTGGATATACATGCACTAGTGGATCTAAGATTCGGTCACTCAACGGTAACTGCTCTTATGGTCTTTATGGTGCCACATCACAAGGGTTTGATGCAACAGAAACACCAATTACCGGTACTTTAGTAGGTCAGCAATTAAATGCAGTGTATGTTAGTGGAACAGCAACCGTAGGCGATACAATCACTGATACTGTTACTGGTGCAACTGCAACTATTCTTAATGTTCAATACTCTGCTGACAAAGTTTATATTAATAATATAGTAGGTACGTTTGGAACAGGTAATAATTGTACTACAACATCAGGCGGATTATTTACAACGGCCGCAGGCGCGGCAGAAAACGTTGATGGATTCATATTAATTGTAACAGGATTATCTGAAACACCACGTCCAGGGGGAAGTATTTCTCTTGCTGGTGATGCTGTATCTTATGTTATTCAAAGTGTGGCTGGTACTTATGTAAATAGTAGCAGTAATATGGTAATTGTACTGACACAAGAAAAACCAACAGGTTCAGCTCCAGGCACTGCCATTACTATTCGCTATCGTTATTCAGAAGTGAGACTTACTGGCCACGATTTCTTGTCAATTGGTACTGGTGGTACTGCAACAACAAATCATCCGGGTGTTCCAACTCAGCCAGCCGCTCAAGGTAACGAGGTTGTTGAAACTTTCCCTGGTCGTGTATATTATGTATCCACTGACCAGAGCGGTAACTTCAGAGTTGGTGAGTTTTTCAGAATCGACCAAGCAACAGGTACTGCAACGCTAAATGCGAATGCATTCAACTTGGCTGGTTTGACTAGCTTACGACTTGGTTCGATTGGCGCACAACTTGGGGAATCGATTAACGAGTTCTCTTCTGATCCAACATTGGTTGGTAACTCTAACCTTGCTGTACCAACTGAGTTTGCTGTTAAAACATATGTTGATACCGCTGTTGGTAATATTAATATCAACAGCATCCCCTTTACAAATACGGTTAGTGCGAATGAAAATCTCGCATCTAATACCATGAGATTTTCAATGAATACTCTTACTATCTCTGGTAGTTCAGTATATATAATTAATTCAGATGCATATCATTTCGTAATGAATCCATCCGGATTTGCTCTTTTAGCTTCATAAGGTAAGGGATATTTAATGTCAAAATTAATAGTAGATACTATTCAAAGACCAGGAGGAGCTTTATTAACGCTCCCTACTGTTGATGGTACAGCAGGACAATTTGTAAAAACAGATGCTAGTGGTAATTTAAGTTTTGGGGCAGCATATACTTTTCCTTCTACTGGTACAAATACAGTAGCTTTAGAAAGTAAAGGTATGTTTGGCAGTATAAGTAGTCATACATATCGACAAAACACCTATTCAACAGGGGAATGGAGCAGTGGAGGTCCTAGTGGTGGTATCTATACTAATCAGGCAGCATATAACGATCCTAATTTAATACAATTTGTTAATATGTGCTTAGGAGATGGTAAGGGCGGAGCAGCATCAACCACTGATACATATCTTGGTGATGACGATCGCGGCAGCGGTGCAAGAGCACTCATGTTTAGTAATGGTAATCGCTTAGGTTATAAACGCGATATGTTAATGTATGATAATTACACGAGCGGGAATGGTGGACATAGTTTTAGAATGATGCCATTACGTAACCCTACATCTTCAGCTATCACAATTACTTTATCTGCATATGTTACAGATTACTACAACTCAGGTTACGATGGAACAAATTTATTTGTTATAACACCTAATACAAGTACATATAGTACAGTGACTAGTATTACTACAACTAATTTGGGTGGTTCCACTACTCAAACTAATATGAATGGTACTTCTCTTTCTAGTACATATAGTGTGCCTGCTAATACTACAGTAATAGCGTGTTTAGCAAGTACTACCGCATATCAAACTACTTACCGGTTTAAAGATACTAATTATTTTTATAATTTAAATGCAATTGCTAGTGCAGGAGTCATTTGTGATATGCGTATGCTTACTTCGTTATATACTTCAAGATTTAATTTACCCACTTCTGGCACTTGTATTGGTACTAATTTGTTAGCTCCATTGTGGACTAACACAGCAACTAACTATGGAGATAGATAATATGTTTGCAAAATTCGAAAATAACAGAGCTGTACATATAGTCGGAGTTTTAAGTCCCGATGAAAATGTAGAAGATTGGACAGTAATAGATAACGCTTTAATGGACGCACGCCGTATCGTTAAAGATGGTGATGTAATTCGTGCAGCTACTGATGAAGAAGTTGAAGCTGAATTAGCAGAATTGAGAATCAGTTCTTTATCTAGAAGTATGCGTTGGAAAAGAGATAAAGCTTTGGAAGCTTCTGATGCTTTAGTACTACCAGATCGTTGGGCCACTTGGACAAATGAAGAACAAACAGCAATATCTGTTTATAGACAAGCTCTTAGAGATTTGACTGAGTTACCAGCATTTCCAGAAGTTGAAATTCCTGAATCACCAGTACTATAAAGTAGAATATTATGTCAAAACTTATAGTAGATCAAATACAAAAACTAACGCCATCTGGTCTTGGTAGTGGTAGTCCTAATACACTTACAGTTACTAATTCTGGTGCAAGTTCTTATACAATTAATGCACAAAGCAATCCCACTCTAACTTTAGTTAGAGGGTCTACTTATACTTTCAACGTTACTGCATCAGGACATCCATTTTGGATTCAAACAGTTGCTGCTCCATATAGTTCAGGAAATGTTTATAGTACCGGAGTAACTAATAATGGAGCAGCAACAGGAACTATAACCTTTGTAGTTCCTTCAGGTGCACCAAATACATTGTATTATGTGTGTCAGAACCACTCAGTAATGACTGGAACTATTACCGTAATTGATGTTCCGGCAACTGCTACAGTTTTTACTCTTCCTGCCACTGATGGAACTTCTGGTCAATATATGAAGACTGATGGTAGTGCAAATTTGGGTTGGTCTTCTATCACTAATCCAAATCCTGCATTAATCTCTGCACTTCCTGTTCCAGAAAATTTAGGTATGATAGGTAGTATTGTTACACGTTCTGACCGACAAAACTCTTATTCTACAGGTGAATGGACATCAAGTGGCCCATGGACTACTTATAGTAACTACTCAATTCATACAGATAATAGTGCTATTCAGTTTTTTAATATGGCTCTTGGTGATGGTATGGCAATGTCCGGCACTTCCGAGAACATGATCGGAGGTGACAGTGAACACCAATTTGCTAGAACTTTACAGTTTAGTAATGGTTCGCGCTTAGGCTATAGTAGAGACTTCTTTCACTATGATAATGCAACAGACTACGCTGGACATAGTTGGAGAATTATGCCTATTCGTAATACTACTGGTTCTGCTATTACAGTAACTTTATCAGCTTATACGAGTAATTATTTTAGTTCTGGGTATGAAGGCACACAGTTAGCAGTATTTGCACCTAACACTAGTGTTTATAGTACATGTACCAGCGTAACTGCTACCAGCATTGCAACATCTACTAGTAATGCTCAACACATTAATTTAACAGGAACATATAGTGTACCTGCTAATACTACGGTATTAGTGTGTTTAACAAGTACTGATCAATATCAAACTACATATCAGTTTAAAGATACTAATTATTTTTATAATTTAGGTACTACTTTTAGTAATTCTGGTATTATTTGCGATATGCGCATGTTATACTCACTACATACTTCTAGATTTACTGGTTTAGGTTATACTGGCGCGTTTGCTGCACAAGTTTCCAATATATGGACTAAAACTGCAACAGCGTATGGAGATAGATAAATGTCAAGAATAACAACAGATCAAATACAAAAACCTGGTGGCGCAGTATTTACGCTACCTGTTGTAAGCCCTACGGCAGATCAGTTTGTACAAACTGATGGCCAAGGGAACTTAAGTTTTCAACAACCTACATTAACAGAACCATTTAACACAAGTTTAGTAGCTCCTGAAGGTGTGGGTAATATTGGTAGTATTGTTACACATACTGACCGACAAAACATTTATTCTACAGGTGAATGGTCATCAAGCGGTCCATGGACTACATATTCATCTCATTCAAGTCATGCAGATAATAGTGCTATTCAATATTTGTATATGCAATTTGGCGACGGAATGGGACCTTCTGGCACTAGTCAGTCGATGTTTGGTGCCGATGCAGAAAACGAATTACCACGCAGATTACAGTTTGCAAATGGTAATAGAATGGGATTTGCGCGTGATGTATTTCACTATGATAATTCGCAAGATTACGCTGGACATAGTTTTAGAATGATGCCTATTCGCAATACTACAAGTGCTTCTATAACTGTTGCTGTCTCAGCATATGCTTCAGTTTATTATTCTTCTGGGTATGATGGCGCTCAATTATTATATTTCACACCTAATACTAGTGCTTATAGTACAGTGACTAGTGTAACTGCTACAAGCGTTGCAACATCTACTACTCAATCAAGACAAGTTAGTCTGACAGGTAACATAACAGTACCCGCTAATACTACGGTATTAGTTTGTTTAATTAGTAGTGATTGGTATACAACTACTTATCGATTTAAAGATACTAATTATTTTTATAATTTAACTACTACTTTTACCAATGCTGGTATTATTTGTGACATGCGTATGCTAAGTAATATTGCAAAATCACGATTTAGTTTTGCTTATTCAGGTTCGTTTGCTGCTTTAGCTAGCGGAATTTGGACTACATGTGCAACTGTTTACGGAGATAGATAATGAGTTCAATTGTAACTGAGCGTTTATTAGTAAACGAAATTAAAGAAACTATGGTCTCTCCAGCTTATGGAGTAACTACTTTTTCTGCTACAGATTCTTGCATATTTTATGTAACATATAATCCTGGAACCACTATTAATTTAACTAATGTGCAATTAGCTAATGATGGTATAGTTAATATTACATTTATATCTCCTCTAGGAGATATGAGTATACCAACAACAGTTAATATAAATGGAGTAACACGAGTTGTTAAATGGTCAGGTGGTACTGCGCCAACTCCTAGTGGTGGTAGTGTGGTATTATTAACCTTGTCAATCATTACTGTAAATGGTGCTTTTGCTTATGTAATTGGCGGAAAATCAAATTTTAGTTAGGATATATAATAATGCCATTTACTAATAGAATTTCTACTCAAGTATTGATTCGGCCGAGAGCCTCAGCGGCCGGTGAGGCCGGATTTACTGGAGCTGCTGGACAAGCTTTATTTGGTACTAACGTAGGAACTGGAACATTTTCTTGGACAGCTCCTGCAGGAGTTACTTATGTGCATGTAGTAGCTATAGGTGGTGGTGCTAACGGTCCTAAAAATTATAATTCTAGTGCTTCCGGCGGCTCAGGTGGGGGATTAGGTTGGAAAAACAATATAGCCGTTACTCCCGGAGC